AGTGTCCACAGCAGCCATTACTACAGGCTCTGTTCCAAAGAAGCTGACGGCGGCCAACAAATCTTTCTGAGAAAACAAAGTAGCCCCGCCGCTCTTTTTCCCACCAAAGATTCCTCCATAAGTCACAAATCCTACGACGCAAGGATTCACGCCTTTGGAAATGACAGGAGTTCCACAATCGCCTAACAAAACTTCGCCTGACCACTGCCAAGAATCGTAGCGAACGCCCGTCACCGGCTCAACGAAATGAGTCTTGTAAGCGGGAGCACTCTCAAATCCGCGCTTATACAGGATAGTCACATCGCAAAAGGAAGCCTCGTCAGAAGATGGAAGGAACTTCGACAAGGGAGCTGCGCTAGGGTCCGCGAAGTTTCTGACCACTGCCATTTCGCTGGTTGGAGACTTAAAAATCTCCGAGTAACTATAGCTAGTCTCAACTCCGTTGACCTCAAGCACAAAATTGTCGGCTCGCTTCCCATCGCGATACAAGAAATGATGGTTAAATAGAATATAAGACGGCCCAAGCATAATCACAAAGGCATCTATATAACCGCCCAGACGCACGAAACGGGCCTTTCTACAGGCGGAATCGGCTATTCTGTTAAGGTCATCGACTCCAGCTCCGAGTGTGTAAGGAACCAAGAATGTAGGCGCAACGCGTTGCTGTGTCCATTGCCTTTGCGCAGCGTATTCTAACCATTCACTCTTAACTTCGGGAACTCGAGTTGTCATGCTAGCGGGGTCCACGTCAGTGCGCAAGATTACGCTCTGAACGGGCCCAGCTACCTCAATCTTATCACGCGCCTTCTCCAATTGCTTAAACGTATAATAGGCACCGACGCTCGCCAAAAACATAGCGATAGGTGCTTTATTATTTTCAAAGAAGCGCTTCGCCTTAGAGAACACAATCTCGTCGCAACGGCTCTGGAAAGAGACCTTCGAAAATCTCGAAATTGGTTGTCGACGTAGATTTCGAACTCCTCCTCTACACTTCGAGAAACAATCCTCTCGACTCGCTTTTCGAAGCCTTTCCAGTTCTTAAATCGGTAAGCTCCTCCAAGCAAGCCAATTACGATCGGAATAACTAGTCCGAAGGGCAATAGAGCGCCACACATCAACGCAATCGCAACGAACGTAGCCATAACGAAACTAGCACTTTGCAGCACATCTGATAGCTTTCGCCCATTGAGGAAAGTTTTCACTAGGTTGAGTGGCTCAGGCTTCTCGCTCTTGAGCGGCGAAATAGTAGCGGAAAAGTCTATTGCCAACTCCTCAGGGGTACACAAACCCTTAAATCTCTTATCGAGTAGAGCAGCCTTGGCTGGATTCGACAGGCAATAGATTGGGTCCCAGCGAGGACCGCCGTCCTTCTCCACGCACTGATCGGCAACAATGTCGTTAAGATAGCACGCCAGAGCTATCGGAACGACGTTCCAACTCAAGTGAACGAATATGGCCCAAGGGAGGGACA